TTATTTGGCTACGGGTATTGAGAAAAATTTCAAGGTGGGTGACGAAGGGGCGGGTAAACTCCGTCCTACCTTCCTAATACCATTTAGGAGGAAACCCGTATGTCAATTACCGTGTCATTACCGGAAGTGTATTTGGAAGCAGCGCCAAGAGAAATAAGGAACAAGAGCATGTATGATCTGCCTGGAGTTTACGTCTTCTACGATGACCGGAATGTCCCGTTATATGTAGGTAAAACGGTAAGCTTCAAACGGAGAATTTCTCGGCACTCTATGTCTTCTGATTTCTACCACTTTTCTTCTCACGTGCGGTTGTACCTTGTTGAGAACGAGTACGAAAAGGATATTTACGAGACTTACCTTATATCAACGTTAAAGCCCGAGTATAACAAGGCCAAAACGTTCTACACAAGGTTAGATTACGAAGATATGCTGCACGAAGTCAATGAAAGGATCACCGAAGCGAAACGAGAAATAGCGGAGCTTGAGCGAGAGGAATTCGAAGAAGATGATAGCTTCGAGGATACAAGCGACAGCGAATCGCTAGGTGACGTCCTTCGCATCCAAAGGCGGTTAATTGAGCTAGAACGTGAGTTAGCACGTCTATACGCCAGAAAGGGCGGGTTGCTGGGACGTTTCAGCGCGTAAGCTATCGCTAGTTGAATAAACACAACAACCGACATTTGTCGGCTTTTTTTTGCGTTGACAAACGAATGTGTCGGGTACACTCCGGCCGGTTAGCGCTAACACATCGAAAAGGGGACGATTGTACATGGCCGATATTGGCGAAGTAAAAGTAAACGTAAATGTATCCGAGGCTATCGCGGGACTCAAAGCGCTTCAACGCGAGGCACGGAAAGCAACCGCAGCATTGGCGGAATTGAAAGCAGCGGCTGACGCGTTAAAGGGTGGTGGGGCTGATGAATAAACACCTGCATGTTTCAAAGACGGCTCTCACGGTATTTGACTACTTGACGCGATTTATTCAAGACCCGTCATACCTACTAAAAGGTTACGCGGGTGGCCCGGAATTAACTAAGACAGATATTTCTGAGTTAACAGGGTTTAGTATCGGATACACACGTAAGCTACTAAACAGTCTGTGTGTCGCAGGGTACCTCGGCTATGTCGAAATAGGTCACACAGTGAAGTTACAAATAAATCCGAACAAATATGTTAATCCCGAGATTGCGCCAAGTGATTTTGTAGTCTCATTGTATCTGTTACATGAACGTCAATCTTCCGAAGTGGAGTGATATCTGATGAGTAATGCTTACTTATTTTGCTATTCGCCTGCAATGTTTCGGTTTCTTGTATCCGCAGGTCACCGGTACATTTGCGTAGGTGTAAACGAACGGACTGGTGGGCGTTTTTGGTTATTCGAAAAGTCTGATGCAGTGAGACGGTCATTGGACGAATATAGTGACCGTAAATAAAACTTAATATGTGGAGTGGGGAGCGTGTGGAGTGATGTTTAATTTTGAGCCGACGAGAGATTTTACGAGAGTGCATAACGCTATTTTTACGTTATATACGAGACTGCCTGACTTTAAATCGAGTCACGCGATGTTGTACGTGTACCTAATGGCCCGCAGTAATCCGCAATACGGGTACGCATTTCCATCAACGGAAGACATAGCGCTCGCGCTGAATTGCGGAATAAACCAGGTTGTATCGTACAAGCGGGTGCTAAAAGACTACGGATTAATCGTAACTAAGCGGCACTCGACGTACGGAAACGATATGTATTACGTAAAGCCTCCGATAACGGAAGAGGCGGAATTTTACGGACGATTTCCAGAAGCGCGTGAACATTACGAGAAGCGTTCAGAACAGTTCGCAGCACGAAAATCCAAACCGGAGGAAACCGAACAAAAATCGATATATGACGGCATCAATTGGTAATTAAAGGGGCGGATCACTATATCGGTGATTAGCGTATCACTAAAACAGTGATCCGGCTATCACTATATCGGTGAGGTATAAATACTTACGTTATAAATACCTACGTATAAATACTTACTAAATAATAGCGAATATGAAAAACAATTAGGCGGGAAAAACATCCGCCTAGCTTCGGGAAGGAAAAGCACCTTCCCTCAGCAGCTTTTCTTACGTAGTCCTTTAAATAAAAAGATAAGAGATGCGTAAGTAAAATAGTCCGGACAGCAGCACGGTTTTGGCTGCTGGACGAAGGTTTTATCCTTTATGCTCCCGGTCAGTGTAATCACTGTACGCGAGCATTACGTTATCTACAACGGAGGTATTAACGATGTATACGATCCTATTCGCATTCCTAGCGGTACACATTACGCTGGTTCTCGTTGCTATTCTTCATTACGTTCCTACCGGATGCTTGAACGTAAAGAGATACGGTCGATCTCAGGTATTAGCGAATCTATTGCTTTTAACCGCGTTTCCTGCGTTGTACATCACATTGTATTGGTTGCTATTACGAGATTGACGGAGGTGCTTTCGAATGCTAACGGTCCTTTATGTATGTCTAGCGATCCATTCCGTATTAGTCATATCAGCGTTTATTTACGTCGGACCCGCGCCATTTAATCCAAGAACGGAAGGTATTGCGGACAGTCTCCGTAATATATCGATAGTTATTGTGGCTCCGGTATTATGTATGTTCATCGGGTGGCTATTACGGGGACATCGCGGAGGGTGGATATGATGAAGGTTAGTATTATTCGGGTAGGTGACGTGTGGAAGACGGAAGCATCCGGAACTCCTGCGGAAGTAGCGGAACTTATTCGGATTGTTAACGATAAACCTTCGTCAAACCGCGGACTTACTATGGTAGAGGACGGAGATGTGCCGATCTGTATACGCAAGATAACCTTAGATCAAGCGTCATGTGAGGAGATAGTCGAGGTCAGCGTGTGGAGCGGGACCGAATACGTCGTTAACAGGGTTCACCGTAACCTTAATCAATAGACGATCGTTTATAAATGGCTCTAATGAAGCGGGAGGATTACGAGGCCTTTCGGGGCCTTTTCGGACCTTTCCGTGGGGTTACGGGAGGAAGGGCTACCGGAACAGGCTTCCGTTGCCTATCGTATGGTTCCGTACATTTGCAACGCGCGCCTGCCTGACGAGGTCGCCGAAACTCACGGGGTCAGGCCGGAAATACGGCCAATCCGCTGCATAAACGATGCATAATCGGTGAATATACGCAGGTTTAACCGTGTTGGGCACGGTCATATCCGGAAGAATCCAGTAATGGCGCGGGTTTCCGGCGACACTACTATTGAATAAAATCCGTGTTTTGCGCATATGCCAGCGCGGTGGTGCGGTACAGCGCGAAACCCCCCAGGGCACCCGTAGAAATGGCCGCCTCTGCTGTTTATAAGTTACGTGCAATTTTTTGAACTCAATGGGTCAAGGAGTGTGAGACATTGCGTATTTGTCGGACGTGTCAGAAACCGGAAGGGGACGGCGTTAAGTTTAGCGCACATCACAAAGACTGCAATAAATGCCGCAACATTAATAATCGGTCGTATCTCGCTGAGTATGCATGTAAGAGACGGGATAACTTTACGGAACAGGATCGAGAAAAGCTTCGGACAGATATGCGTAAGCATCGCGAACGGAAACCTCATGCACCGTTCTACACGACGTCCCGATACCTTGCGGCAAAGGCCGGAGTATTCTCGGACCTAACGATGGAGGACGCATACGACGTTTATTTTACGGAAGACACCTGTAGTTACTGCGGTAAGGAGCGTGGCCCTGACGATGGGCTGCGCTCTTTTCATATCGACCATATTATTCCGATGATCCAAGGCGGACCAAATAGCCGCTGGAATCTCGTAAAGGTGTGCGCAAGTTGTAATTCCTCGAAAGGATCGGCGTCATTATTCGATTTCCGTAGCAGAACCGAAGCATTTACGGAGGAACGGTTTGATCTCGTAATAGCTGGAATGACGGAACGGAGCGGGTCTTCTGCTGAATACATCTACGAATTACTTTCGCAATCTCACGAATTTGAAGCGGCATATCAACGTGAACGTACGAAGATGGTCGCATTACTTAATTTAAGCCGTCCAAACACGGCAATTTACGTGTCCTAATCGTTTGGCAGTGTAATACGCCCAACCAACGGTATTGGCGGTAAAACCACGGTAAATAGAAAGGAGGACGCAACATGTCCGCAGCAAAACGAAAACAACTCGAATCCCGGCTTGACGGCCGTCAGAAAATCGCGGCCCTAGCGGTAGTAGAACGGGATTTCGCACCGGAAGACGAGCGAAAAGGCTTCGAGGAAATCGCGGCCGAGGTCGGGGTCAGCCGGAACACTCTATACGAATGGCGTACGCAGAATAAAGCGTTTATTGATTACGCCAATTCGCTGGCCGACGATTTTCTCACCGGTAAACGGTCGCTGGTATACCGGAAGCTGATGCAGCTTATTGATAGTTCGCAGCCGTCCGTTAAGGCGATCGACTTGTTTATGAAGCGGGAGGGCTTGATTACGGCGCAAGTCGCAGTTGAAACAAAGGACGCGGGGGCATCGCGGTCTAACGAGGAACTGGCGGCCGAAATCGCTGAGATTGACGAGCTTTTGGCGGAAGACTAAACGTAAAGGAGGTCGGTTCCTATCGCGTGGATCGACGGACAATGGCTTGAACGTGAAGCGCGGGCCGACCGTATCAGTCTCTTACGTGAGAGAGGGCGTAAGCTTCACGCGCTGATTATGGCGGGTAAAGCAACGGAATATCACATAGAAACGTATCAGGCGACGGTGGAAGAACTTCGGCGGCTGGTCCGAGTCCACCGCGCAGAGGAAGACGTAGCTTATTTTACTTACGAGTATATATCGGACGGCGGTAATCCTGACAACGATGACAATATCGTTCGGAACGCTGACGACGGGACCTTACACGATCCATTAGAAGCTATTGCGCCAATTCATCGGGAATTCTTCGACCTTTGCGATTACGTCGATCATGTCGAGAGAAACGCCAGGCTTGCAATAGCGGCTGCGCGGGGACACTCCAAGTCCGGTATGTTTTCGAACGCATTACCGTTGCATCAAATCGTATTCCGGAAGAGGCGATACGTCCTTGTAATATCGGAAACGGACGGACTTGCGAAGAAGCTTATCGGGTGGGTTAATAAGCAGCTTAAATTTAACGCGAAGCTCCGAGAAGATTTCGGGGCTATTTTGTATGAGCGGAACACACAGAACGAACGGGACAACGAAGAGGCGTTCATTACGCTGAGTGGCGCGTTAGTGGAGGCGTCGTCGTCTAACAAGCAGCTTCGCGGTAAGCGGCACGGCTCGTATCGGCCCGATCTGGTTATCGTAGATGATCCGTCATCTATAAACAATGAAGGTACGAAGGATGCGCGGGAGAAGCTCGTACACTGGTTTAACTCCGTTGTTGTTCCGATAGGTACGAAATCTACGGCGATTGTCCTCGTAGGTACGATGGTTTCCGCTACTGGACTCCTGAATCACGTACTCAAGCGGAAGGATTTTAAATCCTCGTTTCACGGTGCTGTTATACAGGAACCGGACAACCCGAAGCTTTGGGACGAATATCTCGAAATCTACGGGCGTGCCGATGATATGACGGAAGTCGATGCGTTTTACGAAGCGAACCGGGAAGCGTTGGAGGCCGGAGTCGTACTGGCGTGGCCCTGGCGATGGACTTATCGGGCGCTCATGCACGAAAAGTTCAATATGGGTACACGGGCATATAATTCGGAGTTTCGAAATCTGGCGTTCTCGGAAGACGAACAATTCTTCTTTCCGGATACTTACGGATATTACCGTTTTGAATACGATCAGGGCCGTCGATACATTCGATACGAGGATTTGAAGATACCCGTCGAGGATTTAATGATAAGCGGGGCATGGGACATAGCGCTCGGAAAGAACGCGCGGAGTTGTTATAACGCCGTCCTAACCGTAGGACGCTACGAAAAGACCGGGCACATTTTCGTGCTTGACGAGTACGCAACGAAAGAGGCTCCGCACGTATACATCGACCTGATTGTCGAGAAAATCCGTGAGTGGCGGCACGATATATTCAGCGTTGAGACGATTAATGCGCAGCACGAGTTTTACCGGCAGTTACAGGAGGCTTTGCGAAAGGCTGGCGTAATGAGGACGAGAATTAACGATGTGAAATCGCACAAGTCCTCCAAAGAGGAGCGGATCGAATCGCTCGAACCGCTGTGTCACAATAAAACGTTGATATTTAATCGCTCACATACGATGCTGCTTGATCAAATGGCGCAGTATCCTCATGGCGATTACGTAGACTCGGCCGACGCATTGCAATTAGCTGTAGAGCATGTTTCGCGAGGTAAAAAGAAGGTACGAAATAAACCGGCAGTATTTTATCGATAAGGAGGCGGTCCACATTTTCGATCTAAACGGATATTACACCGCAATTGTAGCGGAATACGATCGGCAACTTGCCGCTCCTGATTACGATTCCTGGGCGATATTTTCCGCCAGTAAAAACCGTGCGCTTCGTGAGTTTAACGGGACGGTCGAAAGTGGCAACGAAGTATCTACCAAAGTCGCCGTTTCCTTCGCGCTATGGTCCGAATACAACGAGCATTTACGTACCGGAGCGAAGTCGGCCGGGTGGGATAAACGAGTCGCGGAATACAAGCTGATCCTGACCGGAGCCATCTCGATAAAGGAGGTCGCAAGTTGACGAAGCTATTTAAGCCGGGAAATCAGTACCCGCCACCGGACGATATCGAACGCATCGCGAAATACAAGCGAGGCCGCGCGATATACGACGGGCGGCTATTTGACGTTTACGAGAGGGCGTCGGAATTGTTGAAGGATACGCCAGCCGCGCCTCAGCTCGCCAAACTATACATCGCCGTAAACCTAATGGACGTACTTATCGGAAAACCGGCGGACCTCATGGTCGGCGACCTCCCAACGTTTGAATCCGGTAACCCTGACGATTCGGCGGAACAGGCGGCGCTTAATCGGATTATCGAAGAGAACGACGTTGTACAGCTTATCCACGAAACGGTAACGGGCGGCGGCATCCGCGGGGACTCATGGCTCAAGACTTATTACGCGGACCGTAACGATTATTCAGCGTTAAAGGAAGCGGGGCTGGACGTACCTGACGAGAAGCACGAGCCGATCATCGAAGCTGTCGACGCCTGCTACGTTTTTCCGGAATTGGCCCGTGGTAGCCGGAAGAAATTCGCAGCCATCAATATTGCTTACGTGGAGTGGGTCGACGAGAAAGAGGCGGTAATTCCTTCGCTACTCACCGGTCAAAAAGAGAAGGAAACGCCATACCTCGCAGTGGAGCGTCACTTGCCCGGCTACATCCTTTATGAACGGTATAAGCTTACGGCGAAAGGTGTCAATAACCAATACGGTGTGAAAATCCCAACATTTACGATTGGCGAACCGGTCGCGACGGGCCGTGACGAAGACATAGTGGCAACCGGAGTCAATCGACCGTTAGTATTCCACGCTCCGTATAAGACGGTGGACGACGACTGGCGCGGAATCAGCGGAATTGAAAAGCTTGAATCCGTATTGGCCGCGATTAACGATCGGCTCGTGCAGATCGATTACATCTTGTGGAAACACTCGGACCCGGTCGCTTACGGTCCGGACGATATCGGAGAGGAAGACGGTACGAATGCGGTCCGATGGGGCGGCAAGTATATTCCAGTAGGCAAGGACGACGTAACACCAGGATACATGACGTGGAATTCGCAGCTTGAGGGCGCATTTAAAGAACTCGATATGCTGCTGTCGCTCGTATTTATCCAGTCCGAGACTCCGCAATGGTTGTTTGGTACGGTAATGGCCGGATCTGATAAGGGCGGGACAGGTACGTCACATACGGACGGTACGGCGATCAAATCCCGGTTCATGCCGATTTTATCCAAAGTCCGCCGCATCCGTACTCATATGGACAAAGCGTTGCGGGATGCGCTGTGGACCGCGATGGAGCTGGAGAATTACGCGAACGAGGGCGTAGAAGGGTATACGAAGTACGAGCCGGTCTATCCGAAGATTAACTGGCGAGACGGAATTCCCCGTAATGAGAAAGAGGAAGCGGAGATTTA